GATCTCATTCGGTTCAATAATCTTATACACTATTCCCATATGATTCAATTGGTTTGTCATATAGATCGAATATGGCTGGTGACTCATGATAAGACTTATCGTAGGACCTTGGACCACATATCTCGCCAGAATACGGTGCATACAGAGATCCCTATCTTGCAATACTCTAGAATCGGGTATTTCGCATGAAACGCGATGAAACGGCGTGCGAGGAATCACATAGAATGTATATTTATCCACATATCGCCATTTTGCACTCACTTGGAACTCAATCATAAATTCTACATATGTTCCTGCGGATAAGAGGGGTCCCACCGAGACCGGTCCCCCCGAGACCGGTCCCCCAGGGATCAAGTCATCGGCCGATCGTATTACCACCGACGAATCTCCTCCGCGTTCAACATAAATGGGAACTAATCCCACGGCGCTCCGCGCCACGAAGACCCGCGATTCCATCTCCGTCATCGAATAGTCATATAGAACAAATACAAAGACCCCCTCTATTAGGGCGAGTAATCGGGCCATCCCGTATTTCTTGTAAAGCCATATGACGACGGATGCATCATCGGATTCATACGCGATATTTTCTATATGACATAACGCTTGGACATTATAGATCGTCCCTGAAAATGACAATATACAGTCTTGATCTGGATATGAAGATCGCGACGGCGATTCATTCATATAGATCTGGATACCGGTATATTTGATGGCGGGATCCAGTATCATTGTATCGGTCGGATTCAAAATGGTATATATGGCCATTCTACTCTTTTTACTACTTTGAAAATATAATTCTATATAATTATATTTTTTTTTACCTTATCTATATATAATATAGATGAGTTTGAGTTTAGGCGGAATCGAAAATACATCATTAGATGCAGAACATTTCGTTCCTTCATGGGACAATTCCATCAATGTTTCATTTCATCCTAAACAAATGGATCTATATGCCATTATCGACGGTCCCGAAGATTCACACACATCGTCTTCACCTTCCTCTTTTCCTTCTCCTTCCGATCACGATCGTATTCCATCTGTACATCAATCTACATCTACATGCAAAGCAAAAAGTGTCTTTATGATACGGGGCGATTCCATCGATAAATTCTATATCGGATCTGTCGCGGTGATCGGACTCTTTATCTTGTTCCGCATGTTGCAGAAATCATAATCATATAGGTAGGTGATAGAGTAAAGGAATTATAGTTTATATCTCTTGTAAAGTTCCAATGCGACTAAACCGCCAAATACCTGTGACAAGATATATGGCAAGAGTTCATTCACTGGAATCTTGTTATATGACGCCATGACGATGGATACCGCGGGATTAATATGTCCGCCTGATATATTAGCAGTCATTAGAATGGTGACTGCCAATGCAGCACCGATCGCCAAAGGGTTTCCGGTGGCCAATATCACATAGATGAAAAAAAGCGCTCCCAAAAATTCGGCTAAATATTTGTACATTGTTTATACTTTATATAGTGAAAATAAAAAGAGTTTTGTCCTATAGCATGAATATGAATAATGGCTCGATCATATTCATTCGTGAAAACCGGTTGGGTGCGGATCATCATGTCCTCGTCCTCCGTATAAAGTCTTCCCATTTTTTACGCGAGAATGGTTTTCCACCCCCGAATAATATATTCTATGGGACGTTCTATGGGACGTTATCGCTAGATTCTGTTGCACCATAAAATCGAACCATGTACGCGGTTTCTCATAATAAAATACATAGTATTTCTTCTCTCCAAAATAGGATTCGATATCACATACTTGATTTGTAGTGAAAAAGGTGTAAGAGTTTTGCGACAAGAGTCTAATAAAAAATGGGGGCATTGGTATATTTATGACTCACTTTCGCAGGAGTAGTTGCGCCTCCTGATCGCACTTTTTTCAATGCATTTCGTATAGTATTATTGTCGGGTTTTTGCATCAATGAGTTGTCAGGAATGCCGGTTGTATGTAATGATCCGCTTCCTATAGACTGTACCCGGCGATTACGTGTTACAGCCGACGCATCGCGATTCCCGAACCATTTTTTATTTCCAGCAGAAGACGCCGAGAACCATGGATTAGTAATACATTCATCATTTTTATTTAAACAATTCATTATCTCTGGAACGGGTTCAACATAATAAAGTCCATTTATATTTAATCTTCCAATATTGGTTTGACGGGTTGATGCACTCACTACTATAAATCGAAAATACATGTAATAATTTTTATTGGTATTTGTTCTAAATGCCCGTTTAATAGAATTGTTCCATCCTGAGGGTATATTCGTATCGGGTAGTTTAGTATTTGAAATAGTGGTTATATTTTCCCAAATTATTCCATCAATTGACCCGGCCACAACCATTGCCGGCGGAGATTGAAATACTGCATACATGGAAAAACTGGTCATTTGAAATGAAATGGGTAGTTGAATTTGTAACCATTCGCCAGTTATAGTGCTATTATTAACTAATGTGGTTGTCCCATGTGAATTTGTTGCCCAATAATTTGCATTACTGGGATATGAATATGCAAATGCTTGATAATTCGCAAATGTGGCATCATAATCTGCAGTAGAACTTGTCACGAAATATATACCATTTTGTTGTGGTAAAGCTTGATTATTCAATATGGAAGTATCTGATTTATTCAATAATGGAATAAAATCGGCTACATATGTTCGAGTAACTGCAGGTTGTCCCTGTGTGGTAATTCGATATACGATTGGGTTTGTTGCATATAAATAATTGTCTTTAAATATAAGAGAATATATAGTACCCACCCCAGTAGCATAATTTATGTTTGACACAAGCCCAGTTGATAATGTATACTGTGAAATGATTCCATTCATCAAGCCGAGATATATATAATCATTCGCGCTATCTACGGCAATTCCTTGAACGGTGTAACTGGCATTTATGAAGCCAGGATCGATAATTGCTCCAGTAGTTGCGTTATATTTACCAACGGTTTTAGTCACATTTGATGCAACGTATAAAATATTCGTATTATTGTCGACATACATGCCATATGGATAATTCAAGTTAGGACTCGATAAATACGATAATGTAAATTCATTGATCCTTGTCCCAGATAATGTATATTTACCAATAACCCCCGAATTTCCTCCGTATGCTATATACAAAGTATTATTATTGATATATACATTATATATTAACCCTGCTTGTATAATTAGACCGGGATTAATAGATGCTCCAGTCACAGTATTAAATGTGACCAAATTGTTTGACAGTGAAGTTGCAACATATAAAACATTGTTACTATCTATATCTATCCCTATCGGATTAGTCACAGTTATAAACGTAGAACTTACTAATGTACCGTTTGAATTATACTTTACGATACTATTGCTACCGAAACATGATATATAGACATTATTTAAACTATCGAATGCACATGAGACTGCCCCATTTATAGCCGCCGAGTTAATGAATTCTGTAACCGTTCCAGACATATATATTCATTTATATTTTGTTACGAAATATATACCAAAAGTCATATAGGACATGTATTCATTTGTAGTATCCTAAGGATACTACAAACGGCAAAATCACCCCTAAAGTTGTCCTATATGAACCACTTTGACATGACGATCCGCGATTTTCACCGGTAACCATTTCTTGAATTTGGGTAAAAAACCGAATTCCATCCATACTTCCTTGGTCAAGTCTACATATCGATCTTCCGCCACGTCGTCGGATTCCTCGATAGCATCCAGATTCACATTCTCTTTAATCTTGCGGAAAATCCCGTTCATAAAGACACTCGTGTGGTAATTATGGACGACATATAATATGTTATATACTAATATATTATATTTATACACGATGTACTCTTAACCACGCATCATAAGATGCATGACTCTGATCCCCGCCATTACTCACATCATTATAATTCTGGACACTTGCCCTCTGTTTCTTGAATTTGGTATAATCCGATGAATCCGCCACATATTTCACATTGCATGTGGACGAAGGGATTCCTGTCCCGTCGCATTTCGAAATGATGGATCCTATACTGCCTTGATAGAAGGATCGCGATGCCTGTATTTGGTTTGGACCCCCGCATACATAATTCTGTCTCGCTAGAAAATCCCCCGAATTATTCACTGCACGGAATGGTGTAATCACGCGCGATTTATTATTCACTTTCCCCGACGCATATGGACCGTTCCAGCTTTTCGTCAAAACACGGCGCATCATGACATTTGAACTATCTTTATAATTATTGATTGTCTGTATAGGAGAAATCCCCTGAAAACTTTTTGCTAAACGCCCTCCACCTGTATTGTAATTTAGAGTAGTTGTTGACATTATATATATAACTACATTATTTTATTCCTATATTATATAAATGAGTACCAGTGATAGTGATAAATCGGCATCTATATCGAATTCGTTTCATTCGATAGATGAATTAACCAAAATGTTGGCAGATACGACAACTATCCAATATTCCCCCGATTGTATTCGCAAAAAAACAAATTGGAGTAAAGCATCCGCGAATTATCGTTTCGATCATCCGAAATTTAGACCCAATACGGTTCTCGAAGATATGCATACACATTCCCCCAAATTAAAAGCCCTCCTCGAAAACATCAAACGACTCGATCATCGGGATCAAACCAAATTCGGACACACATTCAAACATTTCATCTTTTCCGATTTAAAATCCGCGCCATATGGTGCAAAAATGATCGCATCTGCACTCATTGCAGACGGGATGCATTTAGGATACTCTGCTAAACCCCTCTATGATTTTTCTATATTACAAGACGACAAAAGTGATGACGATGATGATGACGATGACGGTAATTCCACTAAAGGTAAAAATCCAGCATGGGGTCCTATAGAACTAGATGACGATGGGGTCTTAAGGGAGACTCAATCGGACAATTTCTATCTCTTGGCGTCGACTAGTGTATATGATAAACCGATTAGTGTGAAAATGAAGAAACAGATATTGTCGAAATTCAATCAACGTCCCGAAAATGTATATGGCGAAATGGCGCGCATCATTGTCATGGATAGCGGATTTAAAGAGGGGATCGATTTGTTCGATGTCAAATACGTGCATATATTTGAACCTCCCGTCAATAATGCCGATCAAAAACAGGTGATTGGGCGCGGAACGCGCACATGCGGTCAGCGCGGTCTCGAATTTGATCCGAAGAGGGGATGGCCTCTCCACGTATTCATTTACGATTTGAGTATTCCGGAAGAATACCGCAATTCCTTTTTAGGTGCATCTTCTACTTTCGAACTTTACATGAAGGCGCTAAATGTAGATGCCCGAATGATTCAATTCGGGAAAGAGGTCGAACGATTGACCGTTTTCGGTTCCGTCGATTATGAATTGAATAAAAAGATACACCATTTTGCGATAGAACCCGATGATGATGAGATCTTCGGTGGAGAAACGGGACATTCGTATGAGACGAACCAACTTGTAAAATCTTTGGCAAGTGCCCAAATGTCTAATGGTGGAAGAAGAACGAAACGCGAACGCATGCGTGATCCGTCTCCTCCCCTCACCCAAAAACGCATAGAGGAAATTCATAATCTACGCAATCGCATTCGCTTCGTAGATACGCGCAAATACAAACAAAACGGCTACACGAGAAAGAAGGGCGATATGTACATGTATGTGAAAAACCCAAACCCGTTCGATGCACTCCGATTCGATTCTTCTAGTCGTCGTAGTCGTAGTCGTAGTCGGAGTCGAAGCAAGAGTCTTATACATAGTCTTTCCCCTTCCCCTTCACCCGCCACGATCGAAATACAGATGCCTCTTTTTGAAGGAATACCCAATCATGATTCTATGAGACAATACATTCATGATCACTATAAACAATTCACATGGGACGATATCAAGATGGAAAATCTGTGTGGACCCCCTACAAAAGGAGGCGCGAAACCCGAACTCATAAAATACACTCCCACCCAAGATTTTATAAAACACTATTTCACCCCTCAATGTCCCGTCAAAGGTATGCTCCTATGGCATTCCGTAGGAACGGGAAAAACGTGTTCCGCCATCGCCTCTGCATCCAGCAGTTTCGAATCCGCGGGATATACCATTCTATGGGTAACACGAACCACACTGAAGAACGATATTTGGAAAAACATGTTTTCGCAGGTATGCAATGAATCTATACGCAAAAAAATCGCAAGAGGTCATATAGAATCATTCCCAGAGGATATCAGCGCGCAGATGAAATTGTTGGGTCCGTCATGGCGAATCCGGCCCATTTCCTACAAACAATTCAGTAATTTGGTTTCGAGACAGAACGAATACTATAAACGCCTCGTCAAAGAGAACGGCGAAGAAGATCCCCTGAGAAAAACCCTCCTCATCATTGACGAAGCCCACAAATTGTACGGAGGAGGCGATTTGAGTTCCATCGAACGACCCGATATGGACGCGTTAAAAGAAGCCCTCATGCGATCCTACGCCATCTCCGGCGAGAATTCCGCGCGATTGTTGCTCATGACCGCGACCCCCATCACCGAAAATCCTATAGAAATAGTACAACTCGTGAATCTGTGCAAACCCGCCAATCAACAGATCCCGTCCACATTCGACGCATTCGCAGAAGAATATTTGGACGATACTGGCGTATTCACCCAAGCAGGCGAACACAAATATTTGGACGATATAGCGGGTCATATAAGCTATCTCAATCGCGAAAAGGACGCGCGTCAGTTTTCCCAACCCATCGTCCAAACCGTCATGGTCCCCATCGTATCCAGTTCTCGTCATATAGATCTATATGACAAACACGCCTTGCGCGAGACAATGACGAAAGGTCTCCGTGAAATGAAACGGGAATTGGAAAGGCGCGAATCGAATATCGATGCGGAATTGAAAGATATCAATCTCACCCGATTCTTACATTTGATGAAAATATGCGAAGATGCGGATCTGGCCATTACGAAAAAGGATTGTACTCGGATTGTGAAATCCAATATCCAGCAATTGGTGAAAGAGGCCAAAGAATATGTCGCCACGGTGAAAGCGCAACACAAGGATCTTCAAAAGGAATATGCCTTACTCCATAAAGAGAAGGGGAATCGGTTAAATCGCATGAATGCGGATATAGAACGACATCCGGAAGACTATAAACAGTTTGTGGATAGTGTATTCTATATGATAAAAACCATGTGTTCTAGTAAAATACGAACGAATGAAGACATACAGGCGAAACTCGCACGGGATCATCATATAGAAACCATTGATCGCCGGATTGCGGAATGTAATCAACAAATGCGCAATATAGAAATCGAGATGAATACGACGATGGATGCCTACAAGATTCGCGTGGAGAATATCCGGAAGACATTGGCGTCGGATTCGCAACTTACCCATATGGAACAGAATATACTCAAACAGATATTGACGGATGATAGAAAAACGTTTGCGAAAAAACGGCGGGATTATACCAAGAAAAAGAAGATGGCGATCGATTCCGTGGCGGAAGAAATAAAAGAGTTGGAGAAATCGAGAAAGGATCGTGCCGGATATATTCAAAAGACGTTGAAAAAACGACTTGCGATAGAAAAGAAGGAGAAGAAGAAAATCGAGAATATGCGGAAAAAAATGCACTCGACGATGCGGAAAGAGGGGAAATTGTTGGCCAACTTCAATGATAGAGTTATATCGGAATTGCAAGAAAAGTATGAAGACAAGATTGAGATTGATCTATTGGAAGCCGGCGAAGATCGTCTATTGAAGGAAGAAGAGGACAAGATAAAAGCACTCGAAAAACAAGAAACGGCACTCTTGAAAGCACGCGAAAAACAGGAGAAAGCGAAAGAGAAAGCGATTGAGAAAGCGAATGTGAAAGAACAACGGGCAAAAGAGAAGGCAAAAGAGAAGGAGGACAAGGCACGTGATAACGCAATAAAGAAGGAACACGAGAAGCAACATAAGGCAGAACAGAAAGAACTCGAGAAGCAACATAAGGCAGAACAGAAAGAACTCGATAAACAATTGAAAGCGAAAGAGAAGGAAATTGAGAAACAACAGAAGGAACTTGAGAAACAACGAAAGGCTTTAGAAAAAAAGAAAGCATAGAAATCCTACAAAAATGATCAAGAGGTTTTTTTACACCTTTTCTCATTTATAATCCATCCGTAACATCGGTAAATTTTGAGATATATGCTTACCAAATACATAATGTGTTTCATCAATGTATGGTTTATTATGATACATTGAATTGTACCAATATTTGTCCATATACCAATGTACCATGTTACTATAGATTCTTTGTTCTATTGTATATTTGTAAAGAGAATGATTTTTCAATATTGT